GCGACTGGTCGGAACCAATCAGTCGCTCGGTCTCAACCTTGACCCGACGACGCCAGCCAGCCTTCAAGCCGCGCATGTTGGCACACACGACCTGACCCTTGGTGTTGTTGGCCCCGGTGGCGGACACCTTGCCGTCGGCTTCGGTCAGCGACATCGCCATTGAGGTGATGAGTGGGTTCCGACCGATGCGCATCAACTCACCAGTCAGGACTGTCGCGCCCGGGCCGTACTTGTCAACGGTCAGGACTTCATCCAACTGGGCGATGAGTTCAGCCGTCGCGGGGTCGGTCAGGTACACCACGTCCTCAGGGCGAATCGGGTGGCCCCAATCCACAAAGCGGGCGCTGTCCACCATCCGGGTCAACTGAGCGCGGAGTGCAGCGTAAGACACGGCACCGCCGAGGCTAAAGCTGTTCGCGGTATTGTCCACCAAGCCAGCGTGACGGAGGCCGTCGAAGGCGAGGTAGTGCTTGGTGTCGGCGGGGTCGGCATCGTCCAGGTTGATGTTACCCGTTGCCGCGTTGGTGGTGTCACCATTCAGCACCAGGCTGTCGCTGTAGTGAGCGATGGCGAGGGCCGCTTGACGACGCAGGAAAGGCAAGAACGGGATAATCGAATCTTCCTCAAGCTCGCCGCTCCACACCTGGTGGATGACGAACTTCTTGGCGTCGACCTGCACTCGCTGCGAGCCAGTCTTGCTGGTGGCATAAGGCGAGGTGAACGCGGTGGCGGAGGTGGATTCACCCACGAAGAGCATTTCGGGAATGTCCACTTCAACCGGCAAGTAAGCCGTCGGAGCGGTCATCTCGAAGGTGTCAACCAACGAGAACACGCGCGAGAGCGGGCGGGCCGCTTCCCACAAGTCGGCCGCGTACTGGGCGCCCATCAGCTGCTGACCGAAGCCGCTTTCGAGCGAGTCCATCGCCTTGGCATAAGCCTCCAATTCCACCTTGCCAGCAATGCCCTTGCGGACACGGGGAAAGAGGTTGTCGAGCGCGGTGCGGTCATAGGCTTTGACGAGGTTCTCGTCCATATAGGTCGCCTTGCTGACCGCGTTAAACGCATTGGTCAACTCGACCGACGGGCCCGGGCCCATACCCGCGTTTTTCGCGGCGGTCGTGATGTCATACAGCATTTCAATGTCGCTGGCGCTCAGGTTGTGACGCGCAAACTTAGAACCCACGAGGGCGGGGTCTGCACTGCCAAAACGCATTTTGCGGTATTCGTTGGCGTCGTCATTCTTGGCGTTATTGACGATACCCTCGGCGATTTCCTTGACCTGCTTCTCGCTCAAGTTGTTGTTTTGAATCGAGTCCAGCCGCGCCGCGACATCGCGGAGCAAGCCTTCCAACTGGCTATTGTCCATTGTTCCCTCCAACGAAGCGCGTGAGCGCGTTCAGTACGCCTGCATCTGCTTTGTATTCCTCTGGCTCAGGCTCTGCCATAGGCTTCACAACCGGCTCGTCCATTCCTGCGGCGTCAATCACCGCTTGGATTGCGTCGATAGCCGACCGCAACTTCTCAAGATTCGCGCTGCTAATTACCCGGCCAGCCTTGGCCTCGATAGCGCCGCTGTTGTTACCCACAAGGTCATCCACGTCTTTCTCTTCTGGCTCATCGCCTTCATCGGCTGAGCGGATACGTACCGCCTCGCGATTAGCAGGTACGGCCACCAAGCTAATCTCAAGCAACTCGGCTTGGGTGTGCGTCAAAGGCTGACCGGCACCACCAGGGCGACGGGCCAGCGAACGAAAGCCCACGCTGACCGTGCGCAGGAAGCCCGTGTTAACCAATTCCTCAGCACACTCACCCTTCTCGGTGTCGGCAAAGATGATGTCAGCTTCAAGCGCATCACCCACTACCTCGACGCGCACCGCACGCCCTATGACGTCCTCGATACTGTCGTACTTGTGGCTGTCCAGCACCACCGGGTTCTGGCGATAGGAATCAAGCGACCATCCCGCCTGGTCTACGATTTCATTTTGACGGTCAACCGCACCAGTCGAGGCGCGGAAGGTATAGACGCGGGCGCCCTCGCTCTCGATAACGTCCACGTACTGAGCTTTGACTACGTGCATCTTTAGCCCTCCACAAACTGTTGTAGTTTGCGGGCCACATCATCGTCAATAATCCCGCGTTGCTCGTCGTCATCGAACGCCCATCCGATAGCACACCGGCAGTTGATGTCCTCTTCAGGCAAGCCAATCTGACCAGGCGCTTGACCTGCGCCCTCGCCAACCTCGAAGTCAGCGTCCAGCGGAATGGGGTTTGCATTGTATGTGACGTGCGCCTCGTCGTGGGTCTCGCGGGTACGCTGGTCAAGCGCGGCAATCCACGTCTTTTTCGCGTCCACTCCTGACTGCTTAGCGCCAAGCAACGCCCCGCCATTCAGCGCGCCGATGGTCTCGGTACGGGCGATGGTCTCGGCGCTTGAGCGGATGCGGTCTCCCATAGTCTGCTGCACGATTTCTTCAATCTCGGCGATTGTGCGGCCCTCGTCGATGGCGGTGGCGATGCCCTCGCGCAACTGGTTCCACGTGGTGTCGTTGACCTCTTCCGCGAATCGCTGAGTACGCCCAAGGACGAAACGGTTGCCGTCTGGCGTGTCGAGGTTGAACCCCGTGCGCACCTTCAGTTGACGAAACGCATCCGTGCCACCAGCTTCCGCCGCGGCCTGCACTTGATCCATCAGCCGTTCCTCGAACACTGACTGCCAGTAGTCACCATCCCATAGCGCATCAATGTCATCAGGCGTCAACGCCTTCTTGCTGCCATAAACGCCTTTGGCCGTTTGCTTTGCGATAGCGGCCACAATCTCGTCCGCCTGCTCTTGCATTATGTCACTCACGATAGCCTGGATGCGGGCCTCGATAGGTCGCGCTTGACGCTCGAAGGCTTTCCACGCCGCGATATGCTCAGGCGAGCCAAATTCGATGAATCCCGGACGTCTGGTCACATCACCGTTTTTTTTTACGGCCCTTGTCGCCTCTTGCGTGTTATCTGGAAGCGGCATTGGTGCAGCCATCGGGCGGTCGCCCCACTCATAAGCACCTGATTCTGGCAGAAGATGTGGCGCTATTTCTGACAGCACTTTATTAAGCGGTACGCCCATCGCCACCCACTTGGCGGCTTGCTCCACGAGGCTCGCCTTGTCGGGCTGCAACGCGCTAATGTGCTGGGTGTCGAACTCGACGTAGTCAACTTCAGGGAAGAACTTAAGCATCTGCTCAGTTATTTCACTGGCAATCATGGCCGCTTCAGGAATCAGCGCATCCGTCCAGAACGCTTTGTATGCCTGCTCAATATTCGAGTAGGTGGCGTGTTCGTGGTCGCCAATCAACTCAGGCGGGACGGCGAACACGCTGGCAACATCACCACGCGACCACTTCATCAACTCGATAAACTGGGCATCTTTTGGACTCACGCCAATGGTCTGAAAGCTTGCGGCTTGGCCAAGCACGGCCAGTCGATGAGCCTTGTCTGCGCCCTTAAAGCGGCGTTCGAGGTTGTCGCGCAACTGCTCCACCTGCTCACGCGACCAGGCGGTCTCCTTGTCCTGTGGTGATACCACGGCTGCTATTTGTAGCCCGTTCTTGAAGATTGCATTATTAGATTGCAGCGCGCCAGCCGCAGTGTCGATTGCGAGGCGTGACGACGCGATAGGCGATAGGCCCGTGAATTCGTCAAGTGGGTTCGGGTAGCGGAACCAAATCACCTCTTCAGGTGAAAAGCTGAGGCGTTCGTTGTTCCAGTCATAAATCCAGCCAGCGATGTAGTTCTGCGCGTCAGGCACGCACCGCATACGGTCTGGCCTTGCCCACCAGATTTCACGCGGCGTACCTTGCCCGTTCGGGCCTCGTTCAAGGATCCAAAACGCTTGTCCCCAAAGGCAAAGGCTAAGTTCCGTCATCTGAAGGAGTCGGTTGTAAGTCCAGTGCGGATTGACTGAACGCATCAAGTCAGCGAACGCGCCGTCTGTCACCTCGACCTGCTCGCCATTGACTGTTCGGTACGCACGCATCGGAAGCGATGCCAAGTTCTTGGCTCGAAGGGTAGCGCAGGCATAGACCGCGCTGCTGGTTGCTAGATAGTCACCGTAGGCGGGCGGGGAGAATTGTTCGGGGTCTTTACCCCAGTACGTGTCCGCTGGCTCGACCACGGCAGGCCCAAGCGCAAAGGCTTTGATAACGCGACTCAAGCGGTCAATCCAGCTCATAGGCCCCACCTTAGCACGCATCTAACGGCGTGTCGATACAAACGCGCCCCAGCCGAAGCCAGGGCGCGATGGTTTCTGCTACTTATTCGAACATCTCGATTTCATAGACGCGGAATCTGTCGATGACTCCGCCATTTGCAGCCCAATATGTACCCGGAAGAGCGTTATAGTTGTTTGGCCGCAGAACCAACTGTGTGCTAGGCGTGTATGGCGGCAAAATGATTTCCTGCCACACCCT